CATAAGCATTGACACATGAATTGGAGTACGATATCTGACTACCAGCGCAGTAGTTCGAGGCAGTTCCATTCGTTTGTGCCAATCCCCATCCGATATAGATAGCAAAGATATTCGGCGTATGAAATGCGGATGAACCCCAATGGTTCATGCAGAATTGGCCGATGCTATAGAAGCGCGCCTGGTTTGAGACGGCAGTTTGGAAAATGGCCGCCATCGTCGCCTGAATGGCGTCGACGTAAGCACCTGCAATCATGAAGGTGCCGCCGCTGATAATGAGGTTACTGTTGTGCGCCATTCCGACAGAGAAGAACTGTGATCCAACAGCATAGAAGTTTGAACCGACCACGCTGCCGTTGACATCAATGTACCAAGTGCATCCAGTAGCCAGACAAGACGCTACGCAATTGATGTTGACTATGCCAGCCTGAACACCAATCAGGTTCTGTTGGGCCGGTCCAGAACCAATCGTGGCTCCTCCAGTCACCATGAAGTTAGTCAGCATACCAATAGCGCCACGAGTAAGGAATTGAACCGGCTTGCCGCCGCTGGTCACTCCAAGCCTAAGTTCAGCACGGAAAGCGGTCCGCAGCATGGTCGTATTAGCATTGGAGTCGGCATTGATGGCCGCTGCGGTAAAGCCAGTCGACGTGAAGTTACCAGGAGCAGGAACAAACACTGGTGTCGGACCAGCGATGGTCAATCTTTCAGAGTCAGGATGCTCGATATCAATGGTGACTGTATAGTTATGAATAAGTGCTGGCCCGCTTGTTGCGCCCTGCAAGTTGAATGTCAGCGCACCAGCCAGATCGATGCGACGACGAGACAACCATGTCATAGCTGCGTTCAAATCAACGAAGTCTGCGCCAGCATTTGGTCCAACAACAAACGCAACAGTGCCAGTGATACGCTCCAGCCAGATCGGCGACAGCATCTTGAAATTCGTGCCGTCATACCAGACCCGGATCAGCATCCCAGGCATGATGTCGCCCGGCGACAAATCAATCAAGCCGGGAAGCTTCATAGGTATGGCACCAAGATTGTTGACGTTGATGTCAACCGGTCCGGTGTTCTTGTTCTTCACAAGGATTGTGAAACCCTGTCCTGCCGCGTAAGCGGTCGGTGCAATGGCTGGAGTACCAATGATATGATTGGTGGTGCCGACATCAACGATATAATCCGCACCATTAAACCAGCCACCAGTGACAGTGACGTTGCCTGTCGTACCGCTGACGAGTTGGAAATTCGCACCATCATAGACTAGAACGGCAATGCCGCCAAGGCGCAAGTCACCGGCAATAAGCGGCGTTCCATCTTTGCGCACGATCTGCGCGGCGGGAAGACCATTGACCCGGATGGTGCTTGGTCCAGTGTTATTATAGGCGCAAAGTACGCGGATCTCAGTGGCTTGCTCATACGCCGTGATAGGCGGATCAAGCGCAATGCTGAGCGCGTTTTGCGAGCCGGTATCTGTACCGAAAGCAAAGAAGGCGCGGCGGGCGGCACGTGTGAGTTGGAACAGATCAGCATCAGTCGGGTTATACCCGCCCTTCATGATCATGTTCACAATTTCACGCTGTGGATACTCGATTGACTCGGCAGGCGGAATGCTACCCGCCAGACCTTGACTGGGATCGCCGTTCACATAACCGGCGTCAGGATCTGTAACGCCATAAGGTGCATGATACTCCATGTCGTTCCCCTTCTAAGGCGTTCCCGCCATTGGACCCATCTCTTGCAAGATGGAGTAATCGTAGACCATCTCAGTGTGTGCTGGTTTCCAACGTTCAAGCAAGCACTCTATCGGGCTATTGAGTATGATCTTCAAATGCGGGTGAACCCCGCATTGGCTGTAGAGTGTGCCGCAACGAAACCATTCCAGAACCGCCTGATCAGCATTCACATACCAATAATAGCGATTTTCTGGCGGACCAATGTACCAGCGATAAAGCCCGGTATCGTCATACTCATATCTGGTGTCACCACATTCACTGACACCGCACATGAACGGTGCCCATTCCGAAATCTTCAAATTATAGCCGGTCAGATTACTGATTTCTTCAAAGAACGCACGGCTTTGTCCGCCAAGCAAAGTCATGTACATGACAAGCATGTTCTGGCGTTCAGCAATCGTCGTAGCTGCCGGGAAGCATGGGTCAGGCAAACCCCAATTCCGTTCCCAGTCTGGCAATAGTTCTACTGTCTTGCGCGGGTCACTTTCTGTTTCCAATAGATCAGCCGCACGCCCGTCCACGTATCCCCAATATTCGGCAAGACCTTGCACCGTCATGAACAAGATGCCGCCCGGTGAACGCGGCCACGCTTGGCCTTGCGGCAATAGCCCCATCATCGCATGCGTGTAATCATCCCCACTGCGACGGACGTGAATATCAATTGGAGGAAGCTGGAGTTGCGTCATTGTCCTTTGGTTGCTGGAGGCGAGGGTATCAACAGACCATGGGAAACCGACACGCCATCATAATAGATATCACCGAGCACCGCCATATGCCCAAGGCTCGGCATGATATCATCAGCATTGTCCAACAAGTCGAAGCTGACAACACCCGGCGAATTCATAATGGCATATGTCTTCCATACCGCAAAAATTTCTTGTCCCGGTGCTGCGTTGGCGAACAACATATTCAAGATATTTTGCTGGATAGCACCACGCGTTGCATCATTGTCCACAGAGAGACTGCCGATGTGAATATCAATTGTTTCTGGTATTGGGCTGAGTACCCATCGATCCTTGACTGTGACCGGTCGCTTCTGGTCGATATAGGCCGTCACATTGTCAATATCAGTTTGCAATGGGAAGCCGCCATTGTCCGCGCGCAAATCATCACACATGAACCGGACAGTGACCGTACCGATGCCCATTTCATTCGGGCTACACCAAGCCCGCGTAACGCCTGGGACGGCCAGAGCCCATTGCTCATAATCAGTTTTGTCACCACCCATCGGCGGCTCACGAATACGCTTTAGAATTCTAGCTCGAAGCTCATCATCTGTTTCTGGATCAACACCACCATCCATCGTTACGACGGTCGCCTCATTGTCAATTCCAGGTGGAGGCGTCTGCAACGCCATGATGGTGCCAGCGGGCAAGTTGCCAATTATCCCAGGCGTTATGGCACGAGCAGGAACCGGCGTTGGCGCATTGGGATCTATGGTGATTTGATCCAGTGTCTGATATTGAACGCCGTTATCTGCACCGACCAGAATGGTTTCCGCTGGAACAATCGCCAACGGATTACCAGTCAGTGTCACTGTGCCGGAAGCGAGCGTGGCTTGCTTGCGGCCAACAGTACCATCGGAATTCACCAACCAGATCTGACCATGCCGATCCAGCCATTCAGTCTCAGCGGTGTCTGGAAGAAGCTGAAGCGCCAGCCAATCGATATATTGCAGAGTGAGGTGACACAAGGCACCTTGCACGTCGGACATGACACGCAGCACGCTATTCGGTGCAGCGGCGTCAGATCCGGGCAAATACAAATGGATATTATCGCGGACTAGGCCGCGGACTTCGCTTAGTGTTGGCGTGGACCACGGCATCTAAATTCTCATAGCGTTTGGGTTGGCTTGTTGCGAGGCTTGCAATTCATCCCACAAGACAGAGTAACGCATATCAATAACAGGGATAGGTCCTTTATAGATAATGATCTGCGAGTCAATCCGTTGCTTGTCAACACGCGCCACATAGGCATCGAAAGTGGAAATGATGCTGGCAGTCACATACGGTTGGATTGCATCGTAAATGGCGTTCCTTATCAACATCTCTGTTGCACCAACACGTGACTCAACCGGGCGTATCGCGGAACGCCTGAAGAGCCAAAGCTTTGAGCCAATCGGCCAAGCATTCCAGATAGTATCACAGTCTAAATCTCCCCACCATCCACAGCGATCTGTAGAGTCAGGGTCAGGCAATTCATCATCGATGCTGGCGAGCCCATTGGTACCAAGCGCCACCACGATCGCAGTGGCCAAAGCTTGCGTATCATCAAGCGTGCCGTCATTCAGCAACGACCAATCAATCGTGATCTGATAGTACGGCGGCTTGAACGTCTGTACAGTTCTGATATCTGGGACGGGATTAAAGTTCATCCGATTTTCCCCGGAACATTCTTAGTCGGCCCTTTGACCGTGACGATCAAGGCATACTTGCCACTGCTCTTAGATCCACCACAATAGAAATTCTTATCTGAATTGGCTTCCGCCATGGCAGTCCCTTGGTTCTGACTTCCACCACCAGAACTCCCGCCACTGCTCCCGGCTTTGCCGCCCCCTCCTCCACCTCCTCCTCCACCTCCAGCACTCGCTATGATCAACTGAACAGTCTTACCAGCAAACCTGGAAAGATCCTTGGTCATGTCCATAAAGATGCTGGCATCCTGGTTCTTACTCTTCAGTGACTTCTGGCCCATCTGCAAGCCACCCATGCTCCCAAACGCATTGGTGCCACTGGTCGCACTGCCTGTTCCGCCAGTGTCGTACAACGTAGGGACACCGGGAATTGGCTCGACAAGCGGATCATAAAGATCCTTGATCTTACCAGCAGCGATAGCTGCCAATGCTGCCTTATGGGCCGGTCCGCCCGGCTGTTGCGCCATCTGCTGTGCTTGATAAGTCTGGCTGGTCATATCCTGCTCAGAGTTGTCACTGAGCAAGGCATGTCGAATTGTCTTGTCATTCGGCGCACTGCCGAACATGCCATCCTCTGACATGTGGAGTTGTTGCTTTCGACCTTGCGTCGAAAACATGCCAGAGTCACCCTGCGGGAGCCCCATCATACGGTGACGTTTGTCTTCCATAGGACCAGCAGAAGGAAACGAACGATTACCGCCCATGAAACTCATGAACGACTCGGCACTCGCAACCAGATTGCCGAGCATGCCTTTGATAGAGTCCATATTGACAGATGAAAAGCCGAAGTTCTGTGCCGCCTCAATAGCACTTCGGCCTTCACCCTTCATCATATTGCCAGCCATCTCCTGCATGAATTGGTTGTCATCCACGCTGCCGACAGTGCTGCGCGCACCGCCCGCAGTGTAAGCACGATAAGCCGCATTAGCTCCAGTCGCACGATGTACCATTATGGGATCCTCGGCATTAGGTTGGCGCTTGGGTCTGCTTGTGCTGGAGGAGATGTTCCATAAGCAGGATTAAGTCCAGGAATTTGATTATCGTTCAACATCCACGGCAACACCAGATCCAGTGTTGATTGTGAACCATTATTGCGGTCCTGGGTAAAAGTCACACGCTGCAAAGCCATCGGTTGATTGATCGGTCCCATGGGAGAATTCACCCATAGGCTCATTCCTGGGAAATAAAGATTGCGACCATCATAAGTCCAGCCTTGCACTGTAGCTGTGATATAGACCTTTGCTCCCTCATGCCACTTGGCTTCATTCTTGGCACGGTCATCAAGTTCGCCTTGGCCTTTTACCGGCTGTTCTGCGACCGTAGTCAAAATAGAAGCTTTGCAGCCTGTCCCTTGGATCGGCACGCTTTCTTGCTCGGCCGCAGCACCGCTAGACATGCCGTTGCTGCCAGCCGCATTCTGTCCAATGACTTTGTAGATCAAATAACTGTCATCGACATTGACAGTCATATTGAAGGTTTTGATATTGACGCCCTCTTGCAACGTGGCACTCGGCGTTGTGGTGCGATCACCAATCAACAAGAAGCTACCAAGCTTGTCCGACGCCATTATGATGCCGCGTGGACGCGCCAAGTTCTCTAAGAAGTCCCAGGTCTTTTCGCCCGGATTGGCTTGTACCTTATCGAACGGCAATGGATTAAGCGTGCCGACAGTAGTCACGGTGCCGTAAGGTGAAAGCACTTTCCGAGCGATCGCCTCAAACGGCATATTGTCGAATGAACCTGTCTGCGTATTGACAGTCGACTTATAGCCCCACATTGCCAATCCCTTGCCGAGCAATTGGATGGCGTGGCTGTCACTGTCAAAGGCAACTTGGCGCTCGACCAACGTGCCGGTCATTGCCAGTTGACCGGAAAGCGTAACTGAAATATCGTCGCACGGTACGAACTGCCACAGCGGCCAATAAGGCACCAGATTAGGTTGACGCTCAGCAGAGGTGAACCGGCAATAATCGAACGCATCATTCCAGCGAAGCTGAACGTACACTGACTCCCAATCTTGGAACTCTAATCCTTTGACTGTCAATACCGCAATGTCGGTATCGCTGGCGTAAGCCAGTGGAACTGGATTATCTGCAGGACCAGTCGTCATGAGCTCAATGCCATTCCATACGTTGGGCAGAAAGCCGGATGGACAATCTTATTTTCATCCCGTATCTCATCTGCACGGCTAGCGTCAGCATACAGGCGATAGGCAATCACCAGAGTTGTCAACACAGACGCAAATTGATAATTCACCATACGCGGCAACGGCCGTTCAGTCGTAACTAGATGGTCAGTCAGTGCAGCTTGCAGTGAGATCAGCGCTTGAAAAGCCGCCTGATCCATTTCATCTGCGGCCGTTTCAACCGCGTCACCGAATGGCGTTTGCATAGCCGTCAAGACAGTCTGAACATCCTGTCGGCTAGTGAAAGCCATTGCCCCAATGATCTCTGAATAGGTGCTCAAGCAAAGCGAGATACAAGAGTTCTTCACCAGCGTACCGCCGAGCGTCGTAGTCACTTGCGCTTCAGTGTCTGCTCGCACTTGGTCGAATTGCTGCCACGTTGCCCCTGTCGCTTGGACTAGCTCAAAGCAATCCTGCAATGGCGGGCCGATTGCATTCTGCACCAACAGCGACAACGCATCAGCGATTAGGTCCCCCAATGCGGCGCGGGCTTGCACGCCCTGCGGACCTTGCGCCGGGATGCAGGCGATCAGTTGGCTGCATACTCGTTGGACGACTTTGGAGGCTTCTGTTGCGTCCGGCTGTTGCATTCAACGCTCCCGCTTTTAACGCCTGTTGCGCAAATTGATTTGGATTTTGGGATAGTATGCCTTGCACCTGAGCCTTCAAGAAGCCAGAGGCTTGGATCAACTGCGCATAGGTGTTCTGCGCACCCGCTGTCGGCTTGATGCCGTACTCCACAAACGACATATCGAAAACGCAATAGCCGCCCAAGTGTTCTTCTTCAGTGATGCTGTACCGATTGCAAAGAACGTACAACGGCGGCAGCGTAGGCAATTGTAGAATTCCAGGTAAGCCATTATCGAGCACACTGATCAAGTTGTCTCGAGGAACTCGATAGTCCCGTTGGAAAAGCGGCTGATTGCTGTCGAATGGATACGCTATGCAATAGCCGCGAATGCTGAACTCCATGGCACGACGACCCATAGGCTCAGAATACGGCAGATCACGCTTAGGAAATTGATGCGTGACCACATGCGTCCCGCTCTCACGACGTGTAGACTCGCAATGAAACTGCATGCCACGAAACATCGCAGGCAATAGCTGATCCCGCCATTTCGTATTTGGAATGTCTAGGATTGTGCTCATCAGTGCGACGGCGGGTTGAGGCCGCCTTGCACCGCTGGCTCTGCCGGGCCACTGGTCGCAGGCTGCATTTGAGTTTGTCTATTCATCGGTGTCTTATTGAATAACTGTGATGCTGAAGCACTGCCTCCTCCGCCAAATCCTGGAATTTCAACACGCAGATGTCCAGCAGCTTCCACACGTTGCTTGGCGTTCTGACCAGCCACTGAGTCAATCGTGCTGCGAGTTTTCTTAACATCAAAAGCATCGGATGTCGCACCGCCGCCGCCCGGCATGCCACCACCACCTGCGACGCCTGCGGCCGCGCCGCGAAAGCGTTCATTTGCTTCATTTCTAACTCTCTCGTATGCCGCTTTAGTACCTGCTGGATCATCTCTCAATCCAAACCATTTCCAGCTTTCGCCTCTACGACCAGGATGATGAGTAGCCGCTCTCATTGTTTCAAAAGCATTAGGACCACCTTCTAATAACTTCTTATACGCAGATGGATATGTTTTTTGTAGATATTCATTCACTGCAATATGTTGCTGTTCTGAGCTAATCCTGTTAGGTGCGTTAACATCTGGCTGACCTTTCGCTGGCCAAGCCAGCCGTCCTTCGCCGCCTCTAATACCAACAGCCGTTGAATGCGGTACTCCTTTAGCTTCAAGATCTGCAACATCGTTGTAGTTCATTTGATAATGACCATAATCATAATTTTTTCCATACGTATGACCATAGCTTTTAATATTCGTTGCATCACTATATGCCTCCTTCCAATCTTTCGCTTCATGTTCTCGAATAGCTGCTAGAAATCCCTGTGCGTTTGGATGCAGGTCATCTGATCCCCCTGCACCAATACCACCACCCTTGCCACTCGGCACGAATGGCTCGGCACCTTTGGTTGGTCCACTCAACAAATCCATAGTGCCGGAGCCTACAATCGACGCCTTGCCCGTTGGATCAAATGGCCCTCTATTTGCACCAGCCCATCCACTGAATTCTGGTGTTGCTAGGTTCGGGGCGCGCGGCGTAACGTTCGGCGCTTTTGGTCCAGGCGGCTCGTTCAACGACTCATTAGATGTTCTTGGTCCCGGTGTAATGCTTGGGGAATTTGGTCCAGGCGCACCACCTTCCACTCCGCCTCCGCCACGCAAAGCCGAACTACCAGACTCTGCACCAACGCCTCCAGATGTTTCTGGCGGATGCAGAACTTCGTATAACTGATCGTTCAGTCGTTTCAGTTCACGCGTATTGTCGTCCATGTCATCAGCGCCAGGAAGTGCTGCGAATGGCACCGCGCCACCGCCTGGAATTCCACCAGGAATTGTCGGCTGCATGGAATTGAGTTGTTCTGAGTGCTTGCGAAATTGTTCAATCAATAAGTTAGAAGCACCAGCAGCCGGATTAAATGCGTTGAAAGGTGTCGGCGTAATGAATTTGAAAAAGTCTTGCCAGAAATTATGCCCTTGTAAAAGTTCTTGTCCTTTCAAAATCGCAGCAAAGAATGCATCTGTCGAAGCCTTCGCCGCATGCATCATTGCCGGGAAGGGGCTCTTATCCGGATCGAACAAATCGCTCTTCAACAATTCCCAGATCTGGTTTATGTTTTCCCAAGTACCGCGCCAGTCCTCTGCAATCTTCTTGGCGTTTTCATCCATCTTATCCCAGAACTGTTCACGCTCCTTATCCAGTTCCCGCAGTTGCGTGACTAAATGCAATTCCTCATTAAACCCTGTGATGGTGCGGAACCGTTGCTGAGCATAAGCCTTCTGGGCATCAATCTCTTCACGTGATTGTCCCCTTAGATTTTTCTCAACTATTTCACCAACCTTCTTCTCTGCGTCAGCCGCCGCATTCAGATATTGCTCTGGCGTCTTGGCAACTGCAATGGCTCTCTTGTACTCCTCTTCAAACTGTTCCCCGAAGCGCATGCGCAATTCACGGAACTGTTCGTTCAAGCCACGCTTCTGCGCTACGACATGCTGCTGAATGGCATTGCCTACGAGCTCCATCGACTTCTGCTCGTCAATGCCAATGCGCGCCAGTTGCTCAGAGATATTTTTACCGTGCGCCAGTGTAGTGCCCATGGCTTCCCAGGAACGAGAAGCTTCATTGAAGGAAGTTGCCAGCTTACCGACACGCTCAGTTGCAACGACAATGGCTGTGACCAACGTAGCGACGCTTCCACCGACACCTAGCAGCTTGGTCCCCATGCCCTCCAGCATGGCTGTCGTGCCACGAGCCTCCAACCCCATGGCCTTTATCGCGTCTTTAAGAATGTTCCCTTTCTTGGCAAAATTTTCCATGTGCTGCGACGTCGGACCGGTCGCAGTTTCTTTCATGGTCTGTTGCAATTGCCGTAAGCTGGAAGACGCATTGTCTACCAGCGTAACGGTTAGCCGAAGTTCCTCATACTCAGCCATTAGGTTGGACCACCAGCAGTGTGAACTTGCTCACGAGGAGCAGGAGCACCTTGATCAGAATGTGGATGCACAATCTTACCCGCACCACCAGTAAGATGTCGAACCAATTCGGTCTTCTTGAAAGCACCTGTTCCGGCCATCTGGATTTTGACATTAGGCGGCGCAATGACATCAGCCTTCAAGTGTCCTGTTGTTTCGATCTGAGCCTTATCTGCACTTGACGTTTTGTCAATCGTAGTGCGGATTTTGTGCATGTCCATTTCAGCGCCAGCATGGCCGCTATAATCTGGATGGCTTGGAGTCGGCGGCAGCTTAGACGGTTCAGATTTTGCGCCTGTATCACCAGCGAAGGTAGCTGGGAATTTGTCCGGGTGTTCAAATGCATCCACCGTCCATTTTGGTGAATTCGCACCAGAATTTCCCGCTCCCCAATGTGCTTCATGGCCACCACCTATATGGATTGCTGTACCTTCATGCCCCTCCATATAGCCTGGACCAATGCCGATCCCAGTTACACCATGCCGTCTAGCAGACGCAATTACTTGCTGGATCTTTGCTCGATCCTCTGCGTTATCCGCTTGCAGATATCGTTTCTTGCCATTTTCCATGACATACATGGTCGTGTCGGCTGCACCACCGTGCATATGCCGACCCGAACCAGAATGCCAGCCGTGTTCTTGCTCACCACCAGAAAAGATATCGAAGCCTACGCCAGTCTCACCAGAAATGGCACCTAACTGACCATGAAGTCTAGGATTGATAGCCTCGGGTCTTTGATGCCCGGCTTGTCCTTGATACACACCTGGGCCAGTCTGTTCAGCCGGAGCCGGTGTATCGCCTTGCTTTTTCGCTTGCTGCGTCTGTTGTGTTTCCTCAGGCTTCTGGCCGTATAAACGAGTGACGACTTCTTGTTGTGCTTTTTTTGCATGCTCCTCAGTTTGAATTTTGAACCCTGAACCCTCAGGGCCGATCTTTCCAGAACTAAAATCAGGGAAGTTATCCCAATCGTATTTCTTAAGATGATCAAGATTATACGATCTAAAAGGTGCAACAGTAACAACTTTATCAACCTTCACATTTGGATTATTCTGCACGAACGTAGAAACAGCTTGGGTGCCTTTGCTGAAACCGTACAACGCAATCTTACTATTCGGATTGTTCTTTATGAACTCAGACGCTTGCGCATTGTTTTCTCCGATATTATCAGATTTCATTACAACTGGTCGATAACCTAACGCTCTAGCATGAGCATTGAATGCAGCTTCATCAAAGGCTCCGCCTACGCCTCTGAAGCCAATCATCACTTTATCACCCGCGCCTTTATCTGCATCTGGCGAAGGTGCCGCAGCCTGTGGACCAGTGGCAGGAGGTGTCGTTGTTGTTGGTTGTTGGATTTCCTTCGGCGCACCAACACCAGCCGCTATCTGAGCATTGCGTCGTCGTTCAGCTTGCGTGGCAGGGGAATATCTTGTTTTCGGCGCTTCAAAATCTGTAGTCAGTACGTCAGCAACTCTGCCCTGATCTGGATGTTCTTTCTTCAGCTCGGCGACAACGCCTTTGTACTGCTGCGCCTCATGCGCCATCCAACGTGCTTGATTAGAAGTATCATTTGGATCAAGGTTATTGTCCTTCATCCATTTCATCATTGCCTGACCGCGAGAATGGTCAGCACCATAGATAGAAGGCACATAACCACCAGCCGCGCCGCTCTTCTTTCCTTGATCATGATATTGGCTTCTCAAACCACTTTCAGCAATGGCTTGACCCACTAACGCATTCGCACCAATCTCAGCTTGCTCAGCAGTATAACCTTCTTTGATCAATTGATCTTTAGCAGAAGCTTTTACATTTTCGATATTCGGATAACGCCCTCCTTTGGTTGCGGCTGAAGGCTGCGGGATCGAACCCTTATAGCCGGTATCGCCAGAAGTCCCACGCGCACCGCCGCCACCAGTGGCACCACCGCCACCACGCACGCCAGAGCCACCACCGCTGTCGCTGGTAAAGCCGCGCCCACCGCCGCCACCACCCCCGCCACCGCTACGGAAGGCCGCTGCTAGGCCAGCCGCACCGCCACCTAAGCCTACACCGCCGCCGCCGCGTCCACCCGCTCCTCCTGGCGGATTAAGAATTTGAAATAGTTTTTCGTTGACTTGCTTCAGCAGCTTGGAATTGGTTGTTCGATCTTCTGTATCCTCCGTAACCGCGCGGCGATGATCTTCAATGTTGGTTGACAGACGCCCTCCAAACCACTGTCCAGTTTCTTCACCTCCCCCAGAAAATCGTTGTGGTTGCCAGCCCAATGAGCGACCACCCGGCTTCAGCGGCGACAAGCTGCCCGCGCCAAGCTTATTCGCCAGATCATCATTGCCTTGTTCTTCAGGAGGCGTCCATGGCTGGCCGACCAACGGACCTAGATCATGACCGCCAACAGTTGCTCGTTTCCCGCCTCCTGTCCCGCGCGCCCAGTCAATCATCTTGTTAAAGAAGTCCATGCCCGCCTTGAATGATGGCGTCATACTGAAGTATTCAAAAAGCTGATGGCCGCTTAATATGCTCTCCATCGACTGGAGAATTTTGTAGGTAGCTTCTGTGCCCACTCTCATATCGTGGATCATTCTAGCAGGCCCACGATCAGGGCGAAATGCATCGCTCAAGAAGAAGTCCTTAATCTGCTTCATATTGGCCATCGTATTATCCCAATCTTCAGCGATGGCCTTGGCGTTCTTCTCCCTTGTTTCAAGCAAGTCAGAGCGCTTCTTGTCCAATTCGTGCAATGATTTAACGTGGTCGATTTCAACGTCAACACCAAGGATCCTGGCAGCGGTACGCTTGCCTAACGCAATTTGTTCCTGGATATACGTTTCAGATCGCGTGCTGTTTAACCTCCTGACCTCCGTTTCAATACCTTCAAACATCTCCTTGATGGCATTGAATTGATCTTCACGCTTAACCGCTGAAGCAAATTTGCGCTGAAATTCATTGGCAATATCTGGCCGGATTTGATTGCGCAATTCCTCGAACATCTTGCTGCCGGTAATTCGCATTGCCTCAGCATGCGCCTCACCGATCTGCGCAATCATCCGCGCACCTTTTTCTCCTTCAATACCGGCGCGCGACAACTGATCCAAGATATTTACGGCTCGAGAATAACTGATACCTGCCGCTTCAGCCCAACGAGAAGTTTCCCGAATGCCAGTGCCGAATTCTGCCATGCCCTTCGAGGCATTGTAGAACATGAAGCTGAGACCGGCAGCTTTGACCGCAGCACCACCGATATGCTGCGACATCCCTTCAAAGGATTTCTGCACACCGCGCAGTTCAATTCCCAAATTCTTAGTGAACTCACCGAGGATAGAAGTATGCCGACGCGTTGCCTCCATGAACCCACGATTAGACCGCTGAAGTTCGTTCAGCTCACGCTGCAATCGCTGAAGGCCAGCCATCGCATCGTCTTGCAAGTCAACTTGCAAACGAAGCTGTTCAAACTGCGGTGATGATGGGGTTGGAGTGCGCGTCGGCATTAATCTTCCCTCGAACGATTACGTCGCTCGATAAGCTGAGCCGTGCGGTACGCATGCAATCGCACATCCTCGAGTGGCATGCTGAGGAAAACATCCGGATGCTGTTTATAAAATTCGGCCAAGCGATAGCAGTCCAGAATGGACTCTTCCGCGGCGCTCGTGCCTACAGCCAAGCCCGCAGATCCGGCAAGAAAAAATCCCGAAGCCGATAGGCACAGGAATTCCAATCGCGCGGATCCATTGCTTCAAGCATTGGCGGCAGCACCCCACACAACGCCGCCATCACATAGTGCATTTTGCGCTCATCGATTACGACATCCCCTTCTTGATTAATCCTACAAGGATTGCCGTAGCGATTGATGTCACCCCCGCGTGGCTGTCGAAATTCAAGCTTCTCCAGCATCTCACCATTTTGATTGGCGATAGGCTTATGGATCAGCTTGACAACGATCGGCCACTTTTCAGACTTGACCAAATCAGCGGGGGTCTTTTCCTCTTCCGGCGGTGGATCCTCCATGTGGGGTGGAGGAGCCGGCCGAGGCAGCTTCTCTTCTTTTTCTTTTTCTGGTTGAAAACCTTCTTTGAGCCTGACGGCTTCATTCATAACTATTCTCCCCTGAACCTAGAACGTTAGAGTGTAATCTCCTGGCAAGCCAAGCCTTCCCATCGCACGCGCACTTGGCCGTCACGAGTGTTGTTCTCGAAGCCAGCTTTACAGGTGCCGCCCGTGAGAGTGTATTGCATCCCATTCGCTAGGAGTGCAACGACCGTCACATCAGTTTCGGCTTCGAGATCTTCAAGCAAGAGACCAGGAACAGTGGAAAGGTCTCCTTCGATATAAGGAACTCGAGGGAGTTCCTGATATCCATGAACGCCATCCTGCCCGGCGATCATTGTTCGTTCCACGGCGCTTGGGCTAACCGTGAAATTGCCACGCAAGGAAAGTTGCGTTCCGTCCACAGTCAGGAACGCAATTCCGGCGATACGCTGTGCCATAGATCTATCCTCCTAGGAAGTTGATGATGGAACGGAGGACGGCTATACGCCGTCCATTCTTACTGCGATGGCGCACCGCTCGCCGCGTTAAACGGCGCTGGAGCCTGACCGATAATTTGGAGGTCGATGCCGCGGTCGTACTGGAGCCGAAATTGCGCCAACACTGCAAAGATGCGGAGTTGGTTGATCAGATCCGGCGGATACAGTACGTTGACACGGTTCGGATCGTTCGGGTCACGCTCGACAATCAGATTGGCCTTGAACGCACTGAGGTTCTCGACAAGACCGTTCCACATGTCGATTTGGTATTCGTTCACCAACTCGGCCTTGATGATGCCCGGAGTCACGATTGCCTGACCGGGACCAAACTTTGTTCCATCATCCGCCAACTTCGATCGTGGGAACTTGCTGGTGATCGCCTGCTTCTGGTTACGCAGAAGCTTGGCCAGCGTTGCCAACGTAGTCACCAACTCGTAGGCATCGTCAGGCTGTCCCCACAGATTGAGTTGGTAGGACGTCTGTTCACGCAAGATCATTGGCTGATTGTCGGAACCGCGCTCCTGAATTGCCAAGCCATTGGAAGCAATCGAATTGAGCTCTGCCCAATTGAAGCTGTCCTGTACCGGGCAACCCTTAATATTGTTCAACGCCAACGTCTGCAACGGTCTGGCTGGATCGTTGATCAACGCGCGTTGCGCCTTGGCTGCATAAGCCGCCGTACATTCGACCATCATGGATGCCGTAGTCTGCTCGAACGCCATGATAGACTCCACAGCACTATTCAACGTGTCACCCCACAAGATCAGGTTGGAGTAGGTGTCACGCTTTGCGCTGAACACATGACCAAACATCTGCCGGTTCCAGCCCCATCGACCTGAGTCAGTGAAGCCAAATTCTTGATCCCACACGAACAAACTGTCACTGTCCGTATAGGGCATCGCAACATATTCGAAGGGAAGCTTCTGAATGTTGCTGATAGCATTGTCCATGATCGGGACGCCAGTGCCACCACTCAACATCCCACCAACCGGAAGAGTGATGCCAAGCCCAACGGGTGTGAACTCCGATCCCATCGTTCCATAATAGTTCATGGTAACGGTGACATCGTTTCCGTTGACGCCCTTCCAGTTACATGTCAGATTGACAATCCCGCCAGTCGCCTCCTCCGCGACAACCGGCAATGCCGGTGTCCCCTCCGTAGCATATTGCGTGTTGATCTCATCGGCAATCGCCGTGGCAATATCATCGACTGTGTCGGTCGTCATGACATTGACGGGCACATGCGTACCGGCGATATAGAGATGGATCGTACCAGCTTGCGTCGGTGGCGCAGTAATCACAATCTCTCCAGTCGCAGCTACTGCACCAACAGGTTCCGCAAGAGGCAATGCCCAGACCTCGTTCGCGAAATTGTTGGAGTAATATGCCTGGAACATCCGGCTGAGTTCGCTACCGGCACCGAAGAACGCATCAGCCATAGCCTGACTACCGATAGGCGTAGGGATATCGTGAGATGCGCTGCCATCGGAAGTCATGATGCCGACCATCAATGCACGGAGATTAATGCTCGGCAGACCTGCCATCGAAGGATCCACTTCCACATAGTAGAGTGGAACCTTGATATTGGCGGGGATATTTGAGAAACTGATCGGCATAGATTATTCTCCTCTTTCCCTAGCAACTCGAGAGTGGTGCTGATGCTGCGGCGCAGCTTTACGCTCTCGCTCTCGCTCCTCGACAACTTTGACGGAGCCATCAGCAATGCGCCTCCGCGTGAAGATATCGTTTGGCCATTCTACGCTACCTGTCCCGCGGAAACGAATACCGGACGGGTGCTTTAGGACGGCGCGGAGTTTCTCGTTTGCCGGTTCCACCCGGATACCGGGGCGGTATGCGGCCTCCCGGATCCGAGCCTGCTTTTCTTTCAGCCTCTGTCCCGGCGTTTGCACTCTGGTCTGAACGTTCACCATTAGCCTGTTCCTTTCGTGAAGAGGTAAAGTCGTACACTACTTCTACCTGCTCTATTCCAGTTGAGTCAGAGGTCTGTTCAGTTGTAAACAATGTCTTCACATCAATCTCATTAAGCGTATCCGTGATATCCGGATACCACTCAGTGCGGAAAAAGAAATTCACCTCATATTGCAATTCAACAAAAGGCGTTTCGTTGGTGTTCTGCGGTGAACCGAATATATGCCGCCGCGTACCACGCACCACGCTCTCAACCATCACGCCTTCATCATTCTGCAAGTTTTCCACAACCTGCATGAAATGCAGATCTGTGAACATCGTTTTCATCAACAGCAGAAACGCTTGATCACTTTGCTGCTCGGCAACTACCGGGTCATTGTTGGCAATGACAACCGAAAACCCAATCCGCGCCGTATGACTAAAGCGCACACAGCCCGCATTCGCATCACCATCTGGCGTCATCACCTCCTCAGCCAGATAAATACCGAGATAAGGCAATTGATCTGGCTGCACCGGCAGCATTCTGTTCTTGCGAAGCTTGTAACCAGAAAAAGCTGGAGTCACCAAATCATAGATCGTATCACGAATTAGAAACGCAAAGCTTTGGGTTTCTGTAATAGGCATTAGGAGACGACGGCTCGCAATTGCAGCGTGACTTCACCACCACCATTGTGCCAAACATCAGTAATCTGGAACTGTCCCAATGCCGGTATGCCACTCGCTGGATCCATTGGAATATCTACGATATCCTCCTGCACTGGCAACGTGGGAAACTCTGCAGCCCGAATGTCAAAAATGGTTTGTTGATTAGTGATGATGCTGCCATCCTCCAGAATTACATTGAGCATGTCACTCTGATAGATGCCACGTCCAGGCCCGGTATAGCCGTTCCCAGAAAAATTGGCTGGACGACCGAAGGTGTCCTGACATGGCGCATACAAGTCTGATGAAAAATCTATCGCCATTTCAATTTCTCCTTCATCAGTATTGCCATCCTGGAACAAAGCTGCTCATACAAGTGTGGCCGCAGGATTGGCTTAGTCAAACTCAAGACGCGCGGCGTATGCAGCTTTCGAACGATTGCTTCCCTCACCTTACGGCGCTGGCGCATTACTCCACCAGTGCTGGCTTTCTTAGCTGAAGGCGTATGCTGCACAATAATCGTGTAGACGCTTTTTTCTTCACGTGTCGTATTCGGTTGGGTGCGACGCATGTCATTCGTCTGCCATTCCGTTAACTCAGTGCTCATGTCTTCCGGAAAGGCAGTCAGCCGTTGCTCCATATCAGTTATCGTCGCAAGCGCATCCTTGGCGTCTACGAAAACTTCAATCACCACTGCACCGCATTCATGAACGACGTGTGCGGCGCACGCATGCCCCATGTCGCACGCACCGTCATCTTAAGCGCAAAGGCATCGATCTGATACATAGATTTCACGGGAACCGCACCGCCGATATTCTGCGGCGTAGTATCTTCCATGTGCAATGCAGCCACTTTAGAAACAGTGAACTGCGGATCGCCGATGGCGAACGCCAAGCTTTCCGGCTCGATGGCTACAACTGAACCGACTGGCAAGCCAACACTGGCCGCAACAGGCAGAACATCAGTCGCAGGTGTCACGCTGAATTGTCCACCGGCCCAGAACCGAATAGCGATTGCCTGCGCCGGAGCAGCCACGAAAAAGATCTTACGACCACCTCCACGAGTGGCAACATCCTGAACCAAGACGCCGAGATCTTGCGCGCAACTATCAAAGCCCAATGTCGAAGTAGACGTCGGCGGCAACGCAGTTAGACCATTGAGCAAACCTGCGGGTTGCACACCTGATGCTGGAGCAGCAGAAAACATGGCGGCATCAATTGCGATACCAGCAGCTTCTGTCAAAAGCTGACGGACGACAGCTTCGATATTTGATGCTTCCGTGAGTTCCCGTGTCATGGTCACAATACAAGCGACCTTGGTCGGCCGCAGCGTGGCACCAGGATAAAGGTTCATCTGGCGCACCGGAATGGGCTGTCCTTCTCCAACCCAAGTGCCAGCATCCGCCGCATGGACAGAACGACCAGGAACAGTCACGCTCGCTACATTGCCAAGGTCCACGCGCAATGCGCCAGCCAATGCCAAGCGCCACGCCACTGACATTGCAACAATATCTTCAACGGATTGTTCAATGGCAGTGTGCGTGAGTGGACCAGCCCAAGCCGCATCTGCAGTCGTGGCTTGCGTAGTAGCAGCACGCTCCAAGAGCGCAAGCGTCAAGCGATCATCCGGATATCGGGCCTTGCAAATTTCCACAGGATCTACACCCTCAATATAGCCTTTGAGGACTGCAGTCGCTTGCCGCCATACGTTGTCCATCCGGACGTTATCCAAACGAACATTCCAATCTTTACCGAGTTGTTTCATGGCCAAGCCTTTCTAGACCCAATGACGAATGTACTTGTTCAGCAACAACTGCACGGTGGTCCATGTTGCTGGCAATCCCAATGTGGGAAACATATTTGGACCGTAGTAGCCTATGCGACTTTCTTTGTGCGTCAACAGTCGCACGCCATAGGAACCTGGACTACGGATCCATGACATGTAGCTTTCACGGAGTAACGCCTCCACAGCAAACTTCAACGTTCCTGGCGCACCATCCGGCAGTTCATAACCGCCGCCATACTGAACGTCAATCGTGCCAAGCCATGAACCGAATTGATTGGGCATGTAAAGCGTGCCGGTTTCCTCTTCCAAAATCCAATAGCCTTGTCCACTTCCGGGCGCGCTACCTGGACCGGAAATCAAATATGGTAGAATATCCTCTCCATTACACGAGATGCTGGAAATATCATCCAACTTCACCGGCCAACGAGACAAGTATAGTCGACCCGTAGTCACTATGCTGGCGTCTTCCAATTGCCAAAAGCTTTCTTCAACTTCTTCGAAGGCGAAAACTCGATTGCACAATTTGGCAATTGTCTCAGACAGGTTCGTAATGAGCTCTTGGATCAACGCATCCCATTGCGTGTTGGTGTCTGGTATCGCAAACTTCATTTTCATTTCTTCAAGCGACACCAAATCATACGGACCAGCCGGAGCAGTGGCAGTTGCCGGAGTAGTCACATTTAAGATTTGTTGCATGACCTAACTCCTAGTCTCTTCTACGAACTGCTCAAACATGGTGCGCAAGTTCATCTTTGGACCCATCGTACCATCGCTCAGCACAGTCATAAGTTCGTAACCCTCAATCTTGACACCAGCCCAATGCGGCGCGGCTTTGCCTTGTAACCCTTGCACACCACGTTCGCCCGGTACTCCTTTTTCACCCTTCTTGCCTACCGGGCCAGATTGCCATCCTGGACCGGGAACTTCGCCTGGATTATCTCTTCGGGCAACAAACCAGCCGTGGTCGAGAGTGACAACATCAAGCGCCTTATAAGTTTCCTTCGGATCATATGTGCCACGAATATTGAATGCTGCTCCGTCCTTTCCTGCGGCTGCGATGCATCGCCAATCACCAGACGTACTAGGCTCCTTGGCAGTATCACGCGTAGCCTGCCAGCTTGCTCCGGAGTGAGTGACGACATCACCTTCATAAAAGATGCGATCTGTCCATGGCACAATTGCGCTGATAGTTCCGCGCGGGCCGCACTCACCGCGGTCTCCTCGCTCGCCCTTCTCACCCGGTAAACCCCTTTCGCCAATCGCGCCATTGCGGCCAGCGTCACCAGGATCTCCCTTTTCTCCTCGTTCACCACGCTCACCTTTCATTCCAACTAATCCGTCTAAGCCGTTGCGGCCCGGCTCTCCGAGATCGCCTTTTTCTCCACGCTCACCGCGCTCTCCGCGGTCGCCTTTTTCGCCGCGCGCTCCTTCAGGACCATTGCGGCCCGGCTCACCTGCTTCTCCACGAAGACCCTGTAACCCACCGGATCCCGGAGGGCCGATGGGGCCGCTTGGTCCAGCAGGTCCTGGCTCACCGCGCTCACCCCTTGGCCCTTGCTGACCGGGTTCACCTGGATCCCCTTTAACGCCTTCGACACCCGGAGGACCCTGCGGACCGACCGACCCGGAGTCGCCGCGATCACCCTTTGTCCCTGCAAGACCAGCGACACCGTTGCTCCCCGGCTCACCGGCTTCACCTCTGTCACCTTTCGGGCCGGATATCCCGGGAGTTCCTTGCACGCCGTCGTTTCCAGGAGGGCCGATTGGCCCTTGCTGACCGGGCTCGCCGGGATCACCCTTTTCCCCACGTTCGCCTGGGAAGCCCTTTTCGCCCTGATCGCCTTTCTCTCCATTACTGCCGTTGCGTCCTGGCTCACCGGCCTCACCATTTTTCATCTCCAAGGCACGTCTAGTAATTTGATCACTGAGAGCATTCGTTCTCTCTGCGTATTCCGCGCGGATCAGAGCAACAATTTCCCCATACTTGGCTTCGATCAATTGAAGCCTACGGGCATATTCTTGCTCTAGCCGTTCCTCGATCTTAGCAAGAGCATCTGCTCCAGCATCAAGGAGTGCGTCCGGAAATATACCGTTGCTGTCGGAGTCTTCCGGCTCGGTTGATAAGTGTTCTTGAATATGCGACGCGTCGTGCATCTTTATTGCTCCCTTGCGGTTCCGGCTTCGCTGGTGCCGGTGGCTGCGGCGGAGCGGCTGGCGATGCAGGTATTTTCCCCGCTGCACTGAGCGGGACTACTTGTTGTTGCACGCGAGGCTCGTCACCAAATTTCACAGAGTCAAGATCTTCCGCGTTGCGTGCTTCATTAGGAGAATAGATGCCACCCTGCACACCGCGCGCAAGACCCTCGATACGATCCTTAAAGTCAGATCGCAAAAGTGATGTTGTACTGAACTCGACATATTCGTCGGGTTGCCCTTCCAATCCAAATGCTTGATCGAAGGCTTCTTCCACATGATTGAGACAGAAGCCTAATCCAGTAGCGACCCATTGTCGCATCATTGTTTCTGTATTTCCGCGCGCGCCTACCGCTGGCAAGCCGACAATCTGCGGTGGAACACGGAAAGCCATCGCGATATCTTGGTCAGACAACTTCAGCATTTCTACAAGCTGAGCATCCTTCCAATTTGCGACAGGGATATTCTGTGGCTTAAGACCAGAAGTCAATATCGGCGTGCCACCAACATTGTTACCTGTTGTCTGTTCTGTCCACCGATCACGCAATGCGCTCACTTGATCTTTATCAAGGTTCATATCCGTGGACAACACAAAGCCCGGCTTGGGCTGCCGAGCATAGAACAGCATCTGCTGTTCACGAATGGTTGCGCCAGTAATCGTATCCAAATATGCCGCCATCAGCGGCGTCTGGCCAAGCAACGGATTGCGTAGTTGATCAACATGTAGTTTAATGTGAAGAACATCACGTTGTGGGATTGTCGCTAAAGGACCATAGCGGTTTTCAACAACCCAATTGCCACCGAGCGAATAAAAGACTTCACCATCACCATCAATCAATGCTCGGCAATAACGATTATCCATCAAATGAATTTCGTCGATTTCAAATCGTGCATTGCGCCTACAATACACATAGGCATTGCCTTGAAGATAAAGCTGACGCACCGAGTTCAACAAGAAATCAGACATAGTTTGATAATCATTGGGATAACGCAATAGTCGTGACAAAGCTGAATTCGTAACTCTTATACGGCCGCCTTTGCCATTGGCCCGCCAATGATCTCCAGGACACATGGCCACTGTCTGGCTGTACGCCCCGACACATGCTTCAATGATTGCCAGATTGGCGCTTTGCAGCCACGGAGTATATCCGTTCTGCCACCAATTCAATGAGTTGCCGACATCTCCAGGCAACCATCCATGCGTGACAGGCAGATACCACGGACCGGGACGATACTGTCCTTCCGATCCGCCGCTGCCACTCGGCGCGTAACCAGCGGCCGTTTTTAAGACGGCCGCTGCACGTTTCATTCGGTCAGTGAAGCCCATCTAGGCTACGCCTTCGCTGAAGTATGACCGTGTTGCGGATTGTGCTGCCCACCACCACCACTATGCGTCGATGCAGTGGATTGGCGCGTAGCGTATCCGCCTCTGTTCTCGTGATCAGCTGCCATATTTCGATGAACGCCAAACCCGACATTCGGATCTTCCATCGAACCGTCCTTTGCGAGCTCAGGGTGTTCCCCAAGCTTGAGGAGATCACACTCCTCCTGCGTCGGTGTAGGCGTGCCCTTCATCGCTTCGATTTGCTTTTCGCGCGCCTGCTTGTCTTTGGCATCGGATGCGAGTTGCTTCCTGGCGTTTGCCGATGACTCCTTTTCTCGAGCCGATGTTTCCCGAGCCGCTGTTTCTCTATCTGCCATTTCAAACTCCTGTGTTAAAGAGGGCGAATGGGTTATCGCCCTCCTAGTAATAACCCACAACTAGCTCAAGGGTTTCTTAGCCCCACTGAACGCCAGTCATCCAGGACACGACCGGACGACGCAGGATCCAGTTCATTCGCATGATCATGCGCAAAGCCAGCGAGTCTGTTTGCCACATGGACTTGACTGGCACGGCCGGCGACGGAGTACCACCCGTGATATCCTGCGGGGTCGTGTCTTCCATATGCAGAGTAGCCTGATCACTGATTTCCATGCGCGGCCCTTCGGCGCCTGCCGTGACAAAGTCAGCGGCATCCACCATGATGACCATGCCTGGAGGCACGTTTGCCGACTCGATCAAATCGGCCTTGAGCAGCCGTCCAGCATCCATCATGACAATGAACGGGAACAACGGCGTCGCCGCCGCCGGAGGCTGGATCATGCTGATCGCCAATCCTTGGATTGGGTTGATCAGAATGGTCGGACGCCTTACATTGCCGTTGGTCAAGTTGAGCAAGCCGCCATAGAGCGCCTTGTAGTCAGCAACGAAGTTCGGGAAGCCAACGCCAGCCGCTGACGGCGTCAGTCCAGTCTGGTACGAGCGCAAACCCGGAGGTGCGATAGCTGTTGCCACATTGGCGCCGATCAGCACCGCATCCATGGCAATCGCCGTATCCTCGAGGATTGCCTGCCGCAACAGACCCTCGATCGCCGGGATGGAATACTCGTCCATCTCGCGAGTCCAGGTCGTGATGACAGCCATCTTCTTTGGCGTCAAGGTCTGCGAAGCGAATGCGCCTTGCCGCACCGGAATGGGCTGACCTTCACCGACGAAGGAGCCAGAGATAGACGGTGTCAGATTACGAGTCGGGATGACGATCCGCCCGTTGGCGCCGAAGGTGAGTGCGAGCCCCTTGGCCGCAAGCTGCGGATAAATGCTGACCGGGAGCAGGACTTGCATGAAGTCTGCCCAGATGGTCCGCACCAGTTCCGCGGCCCATCCAGTCACCGTTGTCATCGCCGGCGCCGATGTCGCCTTGAGGATCATATCGCACATGACCCGCGTGACTTCATCATCACCGTAGATCCGCTGACGAATGGCATCGATGCTTTGGCCTTCGGACTTGGACTTGCCCATGACCAGAGCCGCGCGGAACAGATAGTCCAGCGGTTCTGCCTTCTTCTTCGGAAGCACCAGACCGGGCGGTAGTTTGATCAAGTCCTTGCCCGACCGTGCCAATGCCGCTGGATCCTCCGCACGCTCACCATTGCGTGCTTCGGCTGCCTGAAGGCTCTTCAGGTTCCGCTGCGCATTTTCGATCTTGGCGGTGAAGTCCTCCGTAAGAACCATCTGCTCTTCGGTTGGATCCTCGCCATAGCTTTCCAGATGCTTGTCCAGATTGTCCTGGAGCGACAGAACCTTCTTCTGTGCTTCCTGGATGCGTTGAGAGAGCAACATGGATTTTCCTTTCCCCTCTCCTGGTTTAATCTCGGCATGCTCGCCGGGTTTCTTCTCGCTCACCGCCCTCCGCTTGTTGGCATCCTCGCCACGGACAGCCGGGGTAAAACTCCTCTGCACGATGCTTCTGCTGGCATCCTCGCCAAACACCATGCGCAAGGTTTCTCGACTAACGCCTAAGCTCTTCGCCACGGCCAAGGCGTTAGGATTGGCCGGTACCGCTACGACGCTGCACTCCATGAGTTCCTGTTCAGTGTATCGAACACCGAAGTTGTCCGTGTCTTCCAAAGGTTCATACTTTATCGGCTTGAACCCCACGGATGTTGCTCGTAGAATATCAGCGTCGATCAGGTTGCGGATTTCATCAATGCGATCGCTCGTTCCCCTCGGCGCCAGCACCAGCTTGGCGCGGAGATCCGTAGGACCAGCTTTGATATCTTCCCATTTTCCAATGGGAAACGAACTCTGGTGATTGAAAAGTGCAATGGGATTTTTCTTGAACTGCGTAATCTTCCAACCAGCCGGTTCAACAATATCACCAAATCTATCTGGCGTGGCGTCGGACAAGATGAATTCCATACCAGAACCTTCGGTCGATCTGGTCTTGTGCATGACCAGCCCGGCAGCTTTGTCATCACCGTTGTCTTGGGCATCATCCCAAGCCATCTGGCAAGCTTCCTCGGCATCGTCATCCGCCATGTCGTCACATTCGTCCATGCAACGATCCATGAAGTCTTCATGGCTTTCACCATCGTCCGGATCTGGAACATCCGCCTTCTGCACCACCTCCTTGCGCAAGAAGGCGATGACTGTCTTATCGGTCGGCGGACCTTCCTTGCCGATCTGGGTTTTCCAAGCCGCAGTAATTCGCAGCTTGATCCGCGACAACTGCGCCTCGTTATATTCCTTATTCTTGGTATTAATCAAATACCAGGAACAACGAATATCGTCCGGCGTATCGAGCGGATAGCGCTTCTTGCCATCCGAACGATAACCTGGATCGGCGAATTCACTCATCGTAGCCTCCTTCTTGTTGTCGCGCCATATCTGCAGGCAGGCCGCGACAGCTTGATCTTGATCACGCTTACCATCGCCCATCATTTCAGGTACACAACGACCCATGAAATCGTCTTGGCTTTCGCCCTTATGTGGCTTCATCGGCATTTGTGCTTCCTTCCGGCTGTGACCAGTCCTTGAACTTGTAGCGCACTTGCCAGCCGGACGGCATGTCGCCGACCGTGGTGATTGGCAATGTGACGTTCTTGCCGTTAGTCTCATTGACGAGCCAGCCGATAACCTGATGTGGCTCTGTCGCCTCATTGTTTGGATCGAAAGCCTCATAGCCGACTACCGCTGGCATTAGGCCGATCGTCGTAACAGCTTTAGGCTTTGCGGCTTTCTTTGCCATGTAAGATCCCTCAATAGTTATAATATTCTTCGATGTAGACGCCGCCGATACCACCAGCCGCGCCGCCTGCCAAAGCTGCGCCTGCTGCGCCGAGTACGCCGGTGATCGTCCCTGGAGCACTGACGATGATTTCAGCACAAGCTCCCGCACCGCCACCCGGACCACCAGGACCGGCCGATGCCGCAGCGTAGGAACCGCCACCACCGCCCGCGCCAGTTCCAGGCTTGCCCGCCGTTCCACTACCTTGCCCGCCACCACCGCCGCCACCACCAAACATATTGACACCACCACTGCCGCCCGCGCTGTACTGCGTATAAGTGCCGGTGCCTAGACCATCACCACCGCTAGCTTGAAACACGATATTCCAATTCGTCGGCAGAGTACCAACGGTGACCGCACCACCTACGCCGGGAGCAACGCTGATACCAGCCTTGCCACCACCGAGCGTCAATGCGAGCACGCCACCGACACTGAACGTCAGGTCGGCCGCATTATTTCCTCCTTGCCCGTTATTCCCAGAACCACCAGCGCCACTCGCTGCTGTCCTAATCCGGATCCATCTAACTGTATTGCCGCCAGCATTAGTCGGCGTATAGGTGAACGCGCCAGCCGCAGTGATTTTCTGCGTCGTCGGCGGCTGAGCAACGATCGGACCCGTTGATGTTCCAGGAGGACCTTGCGGGCCGACTGGACCAATCTGCAGCAATATCGCGACCATATTAACGGCCGCACCAGCATTCGCCGTACTCAAGAACGTTGTGTTGGTGCTCTGTACCCCTTGAACTTGGATAGTATCCGTCGTACCGTTGCAGTAGATCAACGCGCTCGCTGTCTGCGCACCAGTGTAGGCCGATCCACCAGTGACAAATCTAATGCTCTGTGACTCTGCAGTAGAGAGCGAACCGTTCTTCAGGATTGCAACGCCAATCCAACCGTTGGCGACCCAAGCCGCACCTATCGATGCGCTGATAGCGTAGACGCCAGCGACCTTCGGCGTATAGATACCTGTTGAAGTATTGAAGGTTCCACCCTGAACATCAGTAACGATGGTGTCGTACTTGAGAGTGTTCCAGGCTCCCGCAGTCACGCCTGTCTGATTGGCATTCAGTGCAACTTCAAGAGCAATCTGTGCAGGCGTGCCAACACTTGATCCGGGCGTACCCTGAATGCCTTGTGGACCTTGTGGACCCTGCGGTCCACTCTGCAACAGCGTCACCACCATGTTAGTCACAGCGGTAGCTGTGGTGCTGCTGGAATTATAGATAATCGTTCCAGCCGGAAAAGCTTGACACTGAATGGTATCTGTCGTGCCGTTACAATAAATCAGCGCCGACATACTCACTGGCTCAGCGTTCGGCGTCGTAAAGTTGGCCACCGCGCGATAAGCCTGTGACTCTGGTCCCTTCAAATTGCCATTCTTCAAAATGGCAATGCCGGTCCAACCACCATTAATTAGACCTGTCGCGAAACCTGCACTAACCGCATAGAGGCCCGCTTGTGTCGGAGTGAATATTCCAGTTGCTGTGTTATAACCATTTTGAAGATCAGTGATCTTCGTGTCGTACTTGACTGCTTGCCATGCGTTCGCAGTAACCGTTAGATTGTTGGCCAGACCAACTTCAAGAACAACATTCGCTGGAGTGGCTCCGCCGCCAGCAGATTTTACGAATGCCGTAGTTGCTAGCTTAGTAGAATTATCCGTGCTCGCCTGTGTCGGCGCCGTTGGATTTCCAGTCAGTGCTGGCGAAGCCAACGGTGCGAAGATCGCATCTATGTTATTCCATGCGCTGTTTTCACGCGCGTAGTTATGCCCATCAGTCGGCGCTTCCGGGACTGGACCCGCTGGTCCTGTTGGTCCTGCCGGTCCTGCTGGACCCGTCGCTCCAGGAGTTCCAGGCGCGCCAGTGGCTCCAGCTACGCCTTGGACACCCTGAGGTCCTGGAACACCAGCAAGATTGATATTCCAATCAGCATGCGTCCCAGAACCAAGGACAGTATCGACGTTGACTGTCAAGTTGCTGCCACTATAGGCGGTGACCTGACCTTCCATCCAGGTGTTGGCAGTCCCGGCGCTTGCCGCACGCACACGAGCACCGACAGAATAAGCCAGACCCGTTTGTGTTGAAAAAATACAAGAGCCAATTCCAATCGTCAGAGAAGTCGTGCTGCTCGCCGTGTAACCCGCGCCCGGATTTCCCTGCGGCCCTGCCGGTCCTGTCGCACCAGTATTTCCTGGAACACCTTGAATGCCCTGCGGTCCCGCTGGACCACTGTCCGTCTTATAGACTTTGAAAAAGCTGGTCGATCCTGTAACCGTGGCTCCTGCACCATAACCCCAGACTTCCAGATAATCATTGACTGCAAGAATGAGAACACATTGAACGTTGACGTAGGACTTACCATTATCAGCAGAGCCGGTGAAAGTAGTGCCGTTCTTATAAAGAGCCAATCCACCGACACCGGCTCCAGCAGCAACGTTGACAAAAGTATCAACCAAATACGTGCCAGCAACTTTACAAACCCAACGATAGAGTGTTGGATTAAACCCTGCCTGCGTATCTGTGATAATGCTGTTGAACGGCAGCTTGTTCCAAGAAGCAGGCAGACCATAGTTTGTTGTCGACGTGGTGCTGAGCACTTGCGGCATGCCCGGACCAGCCGTGCCACCGCCTCCACCTCCGCCACCAGCTTGCGTCGTATCTACAATACTGAGCTCAGTCCAAATGCCGGTAGGATCACAGCAATAATAGCCAATCGTCTTGTTCGATATCGTTCTGTTCGCTGCACCGAGCAATATAAGGTTCGTGCCGTTCTGAAGAACAATGTTTCCACCAGAAGGCTCGAACGTGACTTGCTTGGTGATGCCGACATTTACGACTTCCGGCGGATCTACGCTTGGATCTATTAGCTGCGGTCCAGGCGGAGGCCCGAAAGAACTGATCGTACCATTGCCGGTGATGATAATCTTGTTCGTATCAACACTATCATCAGGAGGCGCCAGATCAACCTCAGGCGCGCATGGCAACGTTAGACTAGGCGCGTCTCCCTGCGCGCATTGCCATGGCATTATGCCCAATGATCACAAGCTCCTTTGAATGGATTGGGGAGAGCGAGCCTATACGAGGATCAGACAGACTCGCTCTCTTCGCAGGGGCGGCAGGTTCAGGGGAGTTGGACTGTTACCTAAACCTGCACCTTCCACCACTCGATCGGGCTGGCTGGCAAGCTGACCCGACAGAGCTAGACGCGTGACGGCAGATAGATACAGAGACCATGCAATACCGGAGTATCCGTCAAATGCGCCACGCAAACGTGACAATTCCCATCTGGCGATACTTTTAGTTGATTACGCGCAAAGTGCACCGCCAGCCAATCACCATCCCGCCAGATCCATCCACTCTTGGTATCTGTGATCTGCTCGCATGGCACCGGATGGCAGTGCTGATTTGCGCAGCACTCCTGGTCATAGAGCCAATGCACCAGCAGAACAAAGACAATCAATCGATAGTTGGATGTGATGGATAACCAAGATCGAATGGCGCTTTGCTGTGCGGCCAGTTGACCCATCCATCCGTTCGCATGTGATCGGTGCACGACCATACTCCCGGCTGAGTCAACAGGTTAGCCCGCACAATTTCAATCTGCGTATCGTTACGCCCACAGAACAAGCAGATTGGTCCATCCGCCATTCTAGTTCCTTGAAGGATTGCGCCGGACGCTTACAGTCGTCCCAACAGTTTGAAGCACGTCAATTCGTGCTGGCGCAATGGAGGTTACTTCTGGCGTCGCTTGCCAGAAGACGACGACGGCGTCGGCGCCGGAACATTTGGAACACCGACAAGGACCCACCCTTGCTCTTCATTCCAACCGACGTACCAATCGAAGAGACCTTCGCCTTCCGCAGGCGGCTGTTCCGGCGGGATCACGATCGGGTGTGCCGGATGGCCGGGCTTCGGCCAGATTTCCGGCGGCAACGGGATCACGATCGGATGCTCGGGATGTGCACCATCCCCCGTCGGTGGCTCCGGCAGCACGATTGGATGTTCCGGATGGCCCGGATCAATCGCGATGGGCGGACCACCATCCGGCGGCTGCGGCCAAATGATCGGCGGCATGGGATGCTCGGGATGTCCAGGATACCAATCCGGCCCACCTGGAGCAATCGGGTGCGACGGACTACCACCACCGGGCGCGATGGGATGTGCCGGATATCCCGGTCCCGGCCAGATCACGACTGGAGGTTCACCCGGATTGTTCGGCGGCAACACGATAGGATGTGACGGACCACCACCGGGCGCGATGGGATGCGCCGGATGACCGGGACTCGGCCAAATACCCGGAGGTTCACCACCGGGCGCAATGGGATGTGCAGGCCACCCCGGAACGCCGAACTCCGGATCAACCGGCTCTCCACCTCCGCCTCCACCGCCACTCAATGGACGGAGCACCGTAACAACTGCCAAATATCTCTGAGCCATTTCAAGTCCTCTCGGGTTTTACCTGCGGACCGGGCAGGCGCCGGTAGAATATTATAACATGATCGTATAACAAACAAATGTCAGCCGATCATGGCTTCAACATCAATTTCCTGTGCTCTCAACGGTGCTACGCCCATTGCCATCGCGAGCGCCACCATGCCGTCTATTCGACCTGAAGATTTATTCTTGGACAAACGTCGATTGGCGCTATCCTTTCCCTCCACAACGCTGTTCGCCGCGCACATTTTCAACACTGGATGATTGCCGTGCGCCATCTTATCATCTAGTAAAATCTGTTCTAGGTCCCGCAACGCCGGTGACATGGATTTCTTGCCCTGCCCGAACTCAACAAATTTCTCATTGAACTCCTGCTCATTAAATCCATTTTCCAACAGCCACGGTTTCAAATGCTTCATGTTCCATGAGTCAAACGCCAGCTTGCGAATATCATAGGTGTCGAACACTTGCCGCAGCACCACTGCGATATACTGGTAGCTGACGCTGCGGCCGGGCGTGGTTTGAAGGAAACCTTGCTGCGCCCATAGATCGTAAGGTACTCTGTCATTCCGTGCCTTCTCGGACAGTCCCTCTTCAGGCAACCAGAATGTAGGATGCACCGACCACTTGCCATGAACGAAACCAACCAGCACTAAAGCCGTGAGATCCCTGACTTCACTTAAGTCCAACCCTGCATAAACCGCAACCTTCCCCAGATCATCGGGCTCGTCCCCATTGCGATCCCACACGCCATGGGAAATGAATGGAGATACCGCTTCGACACGCTGATTGAGCACCAGATTACGATATTCTTGCTCTCGTGCTGGCATGCGCTTGGCATCCTGAGCCATCGCCATAGCTTCTCGAGGATTGAGGAAATCCCCGAAAGCCGGATTGGCCAGCCGCACCGCCTCTTCACTGAACGGGTCCAGATCCATCGGCGCGCTATACACTCGGCATATCACGCGCGGATCCGCTTCAGTCAGAGCATCATCGATCAGCACACTCAACAAGTCTGCATCCGTCGGCGCCTGCGTACTGATGATCAGGCTCAGCGGGTTTTCCTGCGCGCCTGTCGCCGTCTCCAAAGCATCATAGAGTGCGCTGCGTGGCCCGCGTACTTGCCCGAGCTCATCATGAACTACGAATACCGGTGACAAGCCGTAAGCCGTGGTGACCTCTGCACTCAACGCTCTATAAGTGCTGCGATAAGCCGTGAAGAACAATTGCTTGTGCGTTTCACGGATAATCACTTGGTTTTGAAGGACCGGTGCCATCCTGATCATCTTTGCAGCAAGACTAAAGATGATCGCAGCCTGCTCCCGGCTTTGTGCTGCGGAGTAAAGGTTCGAATTCGGTATAGCCTTCGGCCCGCAGAGATGCACCAGAAGCAAGCAGGCACTCAGCGCCGTCTTTCCGTTCTTACGTGCAAAGCTGAGGATAGCACGTCTGGTGCCAGATGGATTATCATAAATCCGTGTGATCTCTTCCTTCTGCCATCTTGCCAATCGAAACGGCTCGCCGATCAAACGGCCTTCCGGCACGAAAAGGGTATGTTCAATCCAACCTATGATCTGCTTCGCCGTAACTTCATCAGGCGGCAGAGTCATCCATTTCGACGGCCGTCGGACCTCGGGCGAAAGTGTTGGCTTCGTCGATTTCTTTCTTTTGCTTTCGGGGCTCATGTTTGCTCTGGGGTGTTAGCCGCAGCCTAGTCGCCAAGGATGTCATAGCACGATGCTCTCGTCCAAGCATGTTGCGCAATGCACCGTGCGACCTGAGGGCGCGGAGGCTGTTCTTGTCCGTCATGTTAATGTCGGCGAGTTTGTTGCTGTGGATGATTTCCATGATTTCCTGCACGATAACAACATGCTGACAATAACCGGCAAGCAGCGGCCATGTTTCAATGGTGAACCATTCCACCGGCATGCGTGCTACGATGCCTCGCCAGACTTCAGCTTCTGCTTCATTCAAGTACTCTGGCGGCTCTGGACGCAAATGCTCCACGTTCCCGGGCACCACGCCGAAGGCGGCGGCTGGCTTTGGTCCTTTACTACGCTGACCGTTTGCACCATACGACATGTTTCACTACTCACCAACGTTGATTAGGTTGAAGCCAAGGTTCCCGCCATTGATTTTCTGGAGGGATACCACCACGCCATTCGGGCTGTACTGGAGGAAGCGCTTGAACTGGACGGCGCTTCTCGTATCCAGAACAATGCCCATCAGTCGTGCATTGTACCGTGCCCTTGCTGAAAGCGCAGCCGTAAGCATCGGTGTGCGAATAGAAAGTGCCGTGAACGCGCGTGCATTTAGCGTGAACCTGCTCAGCCGTGTGATGGCCGAGCTGGAAAGTCTTTGCTCCAGCTTCCGTGGAAGCAAACAAAGCGAACAATGCGATCAACAAGAGGATGCCGTACAGCAGGTTCATCATTTTATCTCTCCGGTCCTCCGATTTGCGGATGTCCTGATCACCTCTGAAACCCAAAT